AGTAAACTCAGAGGTTGACACCACTGAAACAGAGGAACAACCGCAAGGGCTAAGCGAAGAAGACGTTCTTTCATTTATTAAAGAAAAATACAACAAGGAGATTACATCTGTAGAGGATTTGTTTCAGGCCCGAGAAGAGGGCGAGCCACTTCCTGAAGATGTATCTGCTTATATGAAATTCAAGAAGGAGACAGGTCGTGGGTTTGAGGACTTCCTCAAAGTAAACCAAGACTTTGATTCGGTTAACCCTGATAAACTCCTTCGCGATTACTTGGTGGCAACTGAGAAAGGTCTCGATGACGAGGACATTGATGCGTTGATGGAGGATTACTCTTGGGACGAGGAACTTGATGACGAGGCAGTTGTCAGAAAAGCCAAGTTAAATAAAAAGAAGGCTATTGCTAAAGCCAAAGACTACTTTGAGTCTGAAAAAGAAAAGTACAGAATTCCTCTTGAGTCAAGCGGGAGTTCTATTTCTAAGGAGGATGCAGAGCAGTTAGAGGCCTACAAACAATATGTACAACAGTCAGCAACTTACGAGGAAGAACTGAAAAGAAAATCTGATTGGTTTCAGAAAAAGACTGACGAAGTCTTTAACTCAGAGTTCAAAGGTTTTGAATTCACATTGGGTGAAGATAAGAAGGTGATGTTCTCCCCCGCAGATGCCACTGAATTGAAGAAGGCGCAGATGAACGCCAATAACTTCTTAGGGAAGTTTATTGACGAGAATGGGCTTATCAAAGATGCAGGTGGTTATCACAAGGCGTTGGCAATTGCAATGAATCCTGAAAAGTTTGCTAAGTTCTTTTACGAGCAAGGCAAAGCCGAAGCAACGGATGATGTGATGCGCAAGACTAAGAACGTTGATATGTCTATTCGCACCGCACCTGAAGTAACTTCTAAGGGAGGAGTTCAAATTAAATCCGTAAGCAACGACTCAGGTCGTGGCCTAAGGATTAAGAGTAGAAAATAAGTATAAACTTTTGCTAAAAAAATAAGAAAATGGCAGGACAAATTTTAGGTTCAGGAACTAACCCTGTAGGGCCTGACTACGCCATCCAACCAAGCGCAAAGCAGGTTGCATTGGCTACAAACTACATCAGCGATTTTGACTTCCTAAGTCAATATCTTCCTGATACTTACGAAAAAGAATTTGAGCGTTACGGAAACCGTACCGTATCATCTTTCTTGAGAATGGTGGGAGCAGAACTTCCTTCTTCTTCTGACTTGATTAAGTGGGTTGAGCAAGGTCGTCTTCACACTAAGTATGTTGACTGTGCGTCTGCAGGTGCTCAAGCCGACAACACTGCAACTATCACTGTAAACGATACCCTTTCAGGTTCTATCGCGGTACGCGTAGGACAGACTGTTCACTTGTCAGACAACGCAGGTGTTGCAGGTTCTAACAAGGCTATCGTGACTGATGTTGACACTGCTAACGGTACTTTCGATGTTGCTTACTACGAAGCAGCAGGTCAGGCTTTCGCTAATACTGACACTGTATCTGTATTCATTTACGGTTCTGAGTTCGGTAAAGGTGAGAATGGTATGCAAGGTTCTTTGGAGGCTCAATCTGAAATCTTCGAAAACTCTCCTATCATCCTTAAAGACAAGTACGCAGTTAACGGTTCTGATATGGCTCAAATCGGTTGGGTTGAAGTAACTACTGAGAACGGTGCTACAGGATACTTGTGGTACTTGAAGTCAGAGCACGAGACTCGTCTTCGTTTTGACGACTACCTTGAGACTGCAATGATTGAGGCCGTTCCTGCTGCTGCAGGTTCAGGTGCTGCTACTGCAGGTGCTAAAGGTTCTGAGGGTGTATTCTACGCAGTATCTCAGCGTGGTAACATTTGGGCAGGTGGTAACCCATCTTCTCTTGCTGAGTTCGATACATTGGTTGCTCGTCTTGACAAGCAAGGTGCTATCGAGGAGAACGTATTGTTCATCGACCGTGACTTCTCTTTCGACATTGACGATATGTTGGCAAGTCTTAACGGTTACAATGGTTCAGGTGCTGCTAACGCTGCGTCTTTCGGTCTTTTCGACAACGATGCTAATATGGCATTGAACCTTGGTTTCTCAGGATTCCGCAGAGGTTATGACTTCTACAAGTCTGATTGGAAATACTTGAACGACCCAACTATGCGTGGTGGTATTGGTGACGGCAAAGTAAGCGGTCTTCTTGTACCTGCAGGTACTACTACTATTTACGACCAAGTACTTGGTAAGAACGCTAAGCGTCCTTTCCTTCACGTACGTTACCGTGCTTCTCAAGCAGAAGACCGTAAGTACAAGACTTGGATTGTAGGTAGCGCAGGTGGTGCTATGACTTCTGACCTTGATGCAATGGAAGTACACTTCCTTTCTGAGAGAGCAGTATGTACTATGGGTGCTAACAACTTCGTGTTGTTCCAAGACTAAGAGTCTGAATAATTGGGGGAGTGTCTTCAAAGACACTCTCCCTTTTTATCTTTTTGTTTAAATTTAAATTATATCCAATATGAAAAAGAGTCAATATGTAGACAAGGTCTACCGACTAACGCGGGATGAAGCACCGCTTTCTTTTATGCTTCCAACTAAAAACTCTCGTAGATTCCCATTACTTTGGTTTGATGAAGACAAAGGCACACAACGTGCTCTTCGTTATGCTCGTAACCAAAAATCTCCATTCGAGGATGAGCAGGATGGTAATGCTATCTTAGAACCCGTAATCTTTGAAGATGGTTTCTTGAGAGTCCCAAAAGAAAACCAAGTTTTACAGAAGTTTCTTTACTATCACCCACTAAACGGCAAGCGTTTTATTGAGGTTGACAATGAGAAGGATGCATCTGTTGAGGTTGAAAACCTAAACTACGAGGTTGATGCGTTGATTGAAGCACGACAAATGTCTGTTGAGCAGTTGGAAACTGTAGGTCGTGTATTGTTCAATAGAGATGTAACAAAAATGTCTACTGCAGAATTAAAGCGTGACATCTTATTGTTTGCTAAGAAAGAACCTAAGGAGTTCTTAAACGTAATCAATGACCCGCAGTTAAAGATTCAAGCAACGGTTCAAACGTTCTTTGATAAAAAACTACTTACACTCAGACGTAATGGTGCAGAGATTTGGTATAACACATCTTCCAACAAAACCAAGATGATGTCTATCCCTTATGGCAATAGCCCTGTTGAGGCCGCCACAAAATACCTACAATCGGACGATGGTATTGAGTCGCTAAAATTACTCGAGTCACTCAATGAAGAGTAAGTTTTACGCGTGTTAAGCAGAGGGGGGTCTTTTTAAGACCCCTCTTTTTTTTTCTTTATCTTTGTAAAAAACTTAGTGATGATAAACACAGTTAGAAATACAGTTCTGTCTGTGCTTAATAAGAATAATTACGGATATCTATCACCATCTGATTTCAACCTTTTCGCAAAGCAAGCGCAATTAGATATCTTCGAAAGTTATTTTTATCAGTACAACTATCAGATTAACAAAGAGAACGCCCGCCAATCAGGTACGGGCATCGCTGATATTCGCAAGGGTATTGAGGAGGCGATTGACACCTTCTCTGTAACTAAGGGTCTAAACCTTAACGAAGAGAACTCGTACTTCCTGCCATCACGATTCACGACAGGAGATGATTACTACCTTATCAATAAGGTATTGGTATACAAAGAGGTTCTTACTGAGGGTACTACCACAGGTAACGTGGGCGGTGCTAACAAACTAATTGATAGCAATGCAGATTTCATTGCAGACTTGGTACAAGCGGGCGATATTGTTGCATTAGAATCAGGAAGCGTTGAGTACGTAAAGGTTATTTCAGTAGATAGTGCTACAGAGATTACTACTACAGGAAACCTTTGGACAGTTATAGGGACTCCCTATGCTATCTACAGAAAAGGAACTCAGCAAAACGAGGCAGAGAAAGTAAGCCATAGCAAGATTACTATGCTTAACAACTCTATGCTGACCTCACCGACATTTGTGTATCCTGCTTATACTCAGGAGAATACAACTCTCGATGCATTCCCTGATGGTATAAACTCAATAGGGAGAGTGATTGCTCAGTACTTTAGATATCCTGCTGAGCCAAGATGGACGTACACGTCTCTTACAAATGGAGAGCCAATGTACGATAGCAGTCAGCCTGACCACCAAGACTTTGAGTTACCATTAGAAGAAGAGGCTAACTTGATTAGAAAGATTCTTCAGTACGCAGGTGTAAGTATTAGAGAAGGCGAAGTGTATCAGTTTGCTCAGAGTGAAGAGAACGAAGAAAAACAAGGTAAAGCATAATGGGATACATTTCACAATACGAATACTACGCGAATAGCGGACAGACTCCCGATAATGAGAATTGGGGGTCTTACCAATACGTTTCTTTGTACGACATCGTCAACAATTTTATGTTGATGTACGCAGGAAACCATAACCTTGTAAACAACGAAGAGAGATACAAGGTGATATTCCACGCTAAGCGTGCAATCCAAGAACTTAACTACGATGCCTTTAAGGAAATTAAAGCATTAGAGTTGAGCGTTGATGATGAGTATCGATTTGTATTGCCTTCTGACTTTGTCAATTGGGTGAGAGTATCTGTATACCAAGATGGTGTATTGATGCCGTTGTCAGAAAACATTCAGGCTATTACCTCTAACGCATACCTTCAGGACAATACAGGAAAGATTCTTTTTGACCTTAATGGAAACATTCTTAGACCACAGTACTCTAACATTGATATGGATAGAATCAATGGTACTAAGAAAAGTATATACCTAAACTCAGGTCATCCATTTGATGGATGCGAAGGATACAATTGCGATGGTACGTGGTACTTTGATGCTCTTGTAGGTGCGCGTTTTGGTTTAGAAACCGAGACTGCAAACGGTAACCCTACATTCAACATTGATAAGAAGTCAGGTGTTATTGTGTTTAGTTCTAACATCGGGACGAATACCGTTATCGTAGAGTACGTATCAGATGGTATGGAGAACGGTGATGACTCGTTAGTTTCTGTAAATAAAATGTTTGAGGACTACGTGTATGCCGCAATTGAATACGCAATCCTGAACTCCAAGTTGAACGTTCAAGAGTATGTCGTAGCAAGGGCGAGAAAGCGTAAGTCCGCATTGCTCAGAAACGCTAAAATCAGATTGAGTAATATCCACGCAGGAAGACTCTTGATGAATATGCGTGGAGCAGATAAGTGGATTAAGTAATATGGCATTCATAACAAGAAATTTTACTGCGGGCAAAATGAACAAGGAGGTTGACGAGAGACTCGTCCCTCAAGGTCAATACATTGACGCGCTTAATATCCGCTTAGGCTCTACCGAACAGGATGAGCAGGGAGTTATTGAGAATGCCTTGGGTAATACTCAACTCACCGCCATACAATACGAGGGCACTCCGCTTAGTGGAGGCGCAAGATGTATCGGTGCTTACGAAGATGGAGCAAACGAAACAATCTATTGGTTTATACACGATGCTAACTTTCCTTCTTCTCCAACAGGGAAGATTGATATGGTTGTGTCATTCAATACTCAGAACTCGGTACTAACGTATCACGTTATTAGTATAAACGATGGAACTGCGGCAGCCACCACTTTAAACTTTGACCCCAACTATGTTATTACGGGAGTTGATTTAGTAGATGGTCTATTGTTTTGGACGGACGATAAGAATCCGCCAAGAAAAATTAACACGTCTCGAAACTACGGAAACCCTGTAAGTGGGGTAGATGGTTTTAGCGCAGAGTCTCTTCTTGTAATTAAGAGGCCGCCTGTAACATCGCCTCAGATTACACCAACACCTATTAGCACACAAGAGAACTTTATGGAAGATAGGTTCTTGTGTTTCGCTTACAGATACAGATACGAGGATGGTGAGTACTCTGCTACATCACAGTTTAGTGAACCGTCATTCATTCCAAGTACCTTTGATTACAATACATCCACCGCTTTAAATGGCGGTATGCAGAACACGGCCAACTCCGTGATGATTAAGTACAACACAGGAGGGCCTCTTGTAAAGCAGATTGATTTGTTGTTCAAGGATATGAACAACTCTATTATCAAGGTTATTGAAAAGTTGGACAAAGAAGAGTTGGGTCTTGTAGACAATACAGTATACGACTACGAGTTTACCAACAGTAAAATCTTTACTATCCTTCCTGACTCAGAGATTCTAAGGTTGTACGATAACGTACCGAGACTTGCTAAGGCTCAAACCATAATAGGCAACAGACTTGTTTATGGTAATTACTTAGAAGGTTATGACCTTTTAGATGTAAACAACCAAAAGATAAAGTTTAACTACGAGACAAGTCTTGTAACAACAGATGTAGGAGATACAGACTTACAAACAGACTTAGTAGATGGTCAGTATTCTTGGAACGGTAGCCAAACGGTTGTCGATGCAGTTGCTGAAATTGAATTAGACCCTGCGAATTTAAAGTCGGGTTCTATGATTTCTATGATTGTAAGATATGAGCACTCTATGTTTACAGGGGATACACCACATCCTACACAAAAAACTGCAACAACAGAACTACCATTCACATACATTTTACCTCAAGGGTACAATAGTGTTTACGACCTTGCAACAAGTACTGACTTCTTAGATAAGGTTGGGACTGCTGCTAACATACAAACAGTTGCGAATTGCGCAAATGGCAATACACTTACCGATGCATTCAATTGTGCAGCACAACAATCTTTAGATTCATTAGAGAAGTTTGAGAGTGGTATTACTGCTGCAGGTCAACCAATCAACATCATCGCATCTCCTTCTGCTAATACCATTGGATTCCAATTACCTGCAGTTAGATATGTTGATAGTGTAACATCGCCAACACAAAGCGTGTATGAATACTATAAGGTTACTAATGTTCAGGCTTCGTTTGCTGAGGTTTCATCACCAAGCAGTTTGCACAGTAACCGTGGGTATGAAGTTGGTATCATCTATATGGATGACTACAATAGAATGAGTACTGCTCAGGTAAGTGTAAACAATAATGTTCACGTACCTTGTACCAACTCCGATGTTCAGAACAAGATTCGTGTAACTATACCAACGACACAGAAGCCACCAAAGTGGGCTACGAGATACAAGTTCTGCATTAAGCCTGACAAAAAAGACTACGATGTTATTTACTCTAACATCTTCTTTAGAGACCCTACATCAGGAGCAGACTACTTCTTGATTGAGGGTGAGAACTCTCGTAAGATTGAAGAAGGCGATTTACTATTTGTAAAGACAGACACTAATGGTGCAGTAAGAAAATGTGTAACTACTACCGTGTTAGAAAAGAAGGCGCAACAAGCAGACTTCTTGAAGCCACCGCCTGTTGATAGCAGTGATGTAGAAATACCATTACCTTCAGGAACGTATATGAAACTTAGAGCAAACAACTTCGCAACTGAGGTTGGCGACTTGCCTGTAGTATCATACGGAGAGAAGACTACAGTAGAAGAGGGCGGAGATTTCCCAAAGACCGCATACCCTGTAGATACATTTGATGGAACAAACTATGTTGACTACACAATACCTGCAGGCTCTCGTATAAAGTTAGCCTTTCAAAACGAACGTATTGGTAAGGATTGTTTTTGGTCAGGAGTAGAGCACAGGTTCTATTCTTTTGAAGTAACGCTAACGGCATCTCAGGATTACAACAACTTTAAAGATTGGTGGGACGGAGATAACGTAGGTGGCTTACTTAATGGTGATGCATCTATCAGCGAGGTTACTTGTGATGAGTGTGAACCTGAAGGAGTATACCTATCAAATGAGGTGTCTTCAGTTGCCAATGTTCTCGCATCTCTATGTGAGTGTAGATTCCAATTTGTTAACACAGGTTCTCGCAAGTACTTAGTATTTACAGGTACAAAAGGATATAGCGGAAAGAAAAAGAAATCAGTAAACAAGGTAACCATCGAAGTTATTCGTGCAGCAAACCTTATTGTGTTTGAAAGCGACCCTCAAGATGCAAGCCCCGATGTATGGTACGAGTCTTCTGATTCTTATCCAATCACTGCGGGTTACCATTATGGTAACGTACAAAACCAAACCGCAGTACAGGCTGCTATTATAGATACAGACTTCTTTAACTGCTACGCATTTGGTAATGGTGTAGAGAGTTACAAGATTAAAGATTCTATTATAGGTAAAGAACTTACATTAGGCAATAGAGCAACATCTACATCTGCTACTGAGTTTAAATCAGCAAGAAGATTTGCAGACTTATCGTACAGTGGTGTATACAACGAGGAGACGAACGTAAATAAACTCAATGAGTTCAACCTTGGACTACTAAACTTTAAGCCATTAGAGCAGTCTTTTGGGCCTGTATTTAAATTGTTCGGTAGAGAGACGGATATACTTGTGCTGCAAGAAGATAAGATTTCTTATGTATTAGCAGGTAAAAACATTTTATCTGATGCAGGCGGAGGCAGCGCGCTTACATCAGTTCCTCAAGTTTTAGGAAACCAAATCGCACGAGTTGAGAAGTATGGTATCTCACACAACCCCGAAAGTTTTGTTCAGTGGGGAGGTATTAAATACTTTACTGATGCTAAGCGCGGAGCAGTTATTAGTTTAGCGGGCGGCTCTTATCAGGGTGAGCAGTTGGATATTATCTCTGACACAGGTATGCGTACTTGGTTTAGAGACCTATTTAAAGATTCATTCTACACACAGAAGATTGGTGGATACGACCCATATATGGGTGAGTATGTGTTGACATCTAACAACGTATCTATACCAATAGAAGAGCCTTGTCAAAACTGTGGTATAACAACAAACATCACTAAGAACGCAGGCAATTGGTCTGAGCAGTATTGTGTTGAGTTGGGGCAAACCATTGGTGAGACATCTGTTACTTGGAGTACAGGACTTCTTGAAAGCCCGATTACCGTTAGTGCTAATTGGAATGGAACTATTGTTTCATCAGGCCCTGTTACTACGGGAGGTTCGTTTGTGTTTGACAAGACTGCTGCTTCTCCTACCACTGTAGACATTACAGTGACGGGTAGCGGCCCTGTGTCTTTTGACGTGACGGTTGATTGTCCTCAAGCAAGCGAGATTACAATCATTGAGTATGTGATTACAAGTGATATTGATGAAGGAAGATTAATCCACACCGAGTACGATTACGTTGACGGAACTTATGTTTCTCCAACAACATCTCGTCAGGTAGCGTTCCAAGATGGGACGGGTATGATTCTGTCGTCATATAATACCACTACTGCAGCGCAAGGGTTTGGTTCATTCCCTGTTGATGGAGCAACGGTTAAGGTTAGAACACACAAGTTTGGAACTGATAACTTTAATTGGAAGGTTGCAGACCATCGCCTGCGTTGGTTAAGAACTGACAATGTTTATGGTAACAACGTTTCTGATATCAACCAATTGATTGCAGCATCTAACCAACTTACCGTAACAAATCCAAGTACAGGAATCTACGAAGGCGAGTTCACTATGCCTGCAACAGGTTCTAATCTTTACTTGCTTTGGGATTTGAGAGAGAAAACATCCTTAGACCTATGTTATAATCTAACTGACTCAACTACCGCTTGCTGCGATTGCGAGCCTGTGGTTGAGGAACTTGTAGGCGAGGGTGGTGGAACTGTCCCTGTAACTAACTATGTGTACCGACTTGATGATTGTGAGCAGTCTCTGCCGTATACTGTTAATGCAGGAACTACGCCACTGCAAATTGGCTCTGTTTATCAGTTTACAGTTGACGCTACTCCAAGTGTTGTCTTGTGTGGTACGGTGGTATCATCGTCTACCGCAACTCCTGACTCTACACTTTACTCATCGGTTGAAAGATTCTGTGGAGATACCGTACATTGTTTCATTGACGCAGCACCTAATGGAGGAATACAATAATAAAAGATTAT